CAGTTAAAAACGCTCTTACTTCAGCAAACTGATTCACTGTCGTTAATGTGTGAAAAGGCTCATTAACATCTTGGCCAATGCACTTATTTTTCATTTTGGATAAATGGCTAATAATAATTGCGTGATGACCGCCCTTTGTTTCAGCGCAAATTGTGCGTAAAGGCTCGTCTATAGCCATTGAGCGTTTATTAGAAGCGTTTGCACACTCTGTTAATACTGGTGCTTTCCCGTCCACAATGTATGGATCAGGGTTATTGATAACAAACTTATTGATACCAGCAGCTATTCTTTCCATAGTTGCTTTGGCCAAAGGTTTTTTGCGCTCAAAAATACTTTGACAAGGTATTGTCCAATCAATACATTCAGCGGCTATTCTCTCTGGTTTTAAAATACCTTTTTGCACCAGGTTATTTGATCGTGGTTTGTGTGTTGGCTCTGGCCAGACTATAGGTAGCCCATCACGACGAGCGACAAGGATAAAACGCTTACGAATAGTAGGTGCGCCATATTCACAGGCCCTTAATTCTCTGTATTCAACATGATACCCATGTCTTTTTAAGGCATTCACAAAACTATTGAATGTGCGACCTTTGCGTTTAGGGCATGGTCTGCCGTTTTCATCTAAATCGCCCCACGTTTGGAACTCAGTGACATTTTCTAAAAAAAATAGAATAGGCTTTTTTAATGCAACCCAACGCAACCCTACCCATGCTAGGCCACGAATATTTTTGCTTGCTGGTTTACCACCTTTCGCTTTACTGAAGTGCTTACAATCAGGACTAAGCCAAACAATACCTACAGGCTTTCCCTTCGTTATTTCAATAGGGTCAACATCCCAAACAGATTCTTCATAGTGATCGGCTGTGGGATGATTTATACGATGCATGGCCAAAGCTTTAGGATCATGATTAATTGCTATATCGACTGGACGGCCGAGTGCCATTTCAATTCCAGTTGAAGTACCACCGCCACCAGCGAAATTATCAACAATAAGCATGTCTTTTAATATGTCTTTCATGCAGCCCCCTTTTTTTTTACGTGCTGACACCAGCCTTTACATGGCTTCATACGCTTACGATCTATAGAGGTTGGAATATCTAGGTTCTCTATATCTTTATGGCAGAAAAAAACCGCGCTCAATTCCAAAGCTTGCGCAAGGTCTGATTGAGTTGTAAGACAATGATTTGCTAAAGTACCGCAGCGATAAGCACACGATTCACATAGAACATCTTGATTAGGAGCCTTTTGCGCCAAGATCAGCCCATTCAAAGCACCATGAAAACTAGGTGAAATAAGCTTATCTATTGCGTATGGGTGCATATCGCCAGTGGTGACGAGATGTAAATACAATGTTTCATCACACGATTGGGCATAATTCACAGCAACATTTAAAACATTGCCAAGTAAATTAAGTAATTCATCATGTGATTTTGCTGAAAACTTATCCTTGATTGCCTGTAAGCGTTCAGCTTCAGGCAATTGGATAATGTCTGTTAGGGCGAGAATTGAGGTGTTGTCAATCATGCTGTCACCTCATTCACTTTTTGTTTTTCTTCACGCTGCTTAAAAACACACTCAGCATGGATGACACGAAAGCCTTTAGCGTTTTGACGCTTTTCAAAATGCCCTGCACCTTTCTTTACGTGTGCATTGCAGTAATAACAGGTGCCAGGGAAGCGATTTCTCATGCCACTTCCCCTTGCGCTTCACCCAAGACATCCTGAAGCTGCTCGGCAACATAACTGAACGGCACGTAGTGGTTATCTGGATTATTGATAATTTCAACCACATCCAATAACTTTTGGTAGAGTTCATTAAAACGTATGGTCTGAGAAGTTAAGCTGTTCTCACAACTCTCAAGATGCTTGTATGCTTGATCTCGTGATTTGTGCAACTCAATGCTGACTGAGTGCATCTTGTCGCACTCTTTTTTCTTTTCAATGTAGCAAGCTTCCATATTACTAAGTTGGAGCTTGCCTTTTTGCACTTGCCGCTCAATTTCAATTTGCTGCAATCCATGTAGTTTTCTATGCAAGTGAATTTGCTCACGTAAAAGACTACATGCTCGAGATAACCGCTTAACAAATTGAGATGTGAAAAATAAACGCTTACCAGTTGCTTTTTCCTCATGTGTCGCATGGCGTATCAAAGTAATCCCAAACATTTCTGGCTTATTTTTTGAATTAACTAAAAAAACTACTGGATGCAATAAATGAGGCCTGTCTAGAACACTTGTGACTGTTAATAAGTCATCAGCGAATTCAGGACTATCTACAACAACCATGTCACCGACAACAAAATCACTGGTCTTTTCATCAGTATCACCCTCAGTAATCAAGCAATGATTACACTGCTCAGTCTTAAATTCAGGACATTTGCCCTTGCACTTATGTTCTGTTAAATTACTCATGTTCATTACCTTTGTAAGTTTATGAATGCCTAAAGCCTGATGTACGAGATCAGGCTTTTTCTTTGTCTAAAGCTGATAAATATTTCTGCATGTGTTTGTATGCAGCGCTGTCCACGGCCTTAATTAATTCGATCAAGTTGTTTGCAATCTGGTGGATTTCTTCATATTCCTGAGCTGTGACAACACCATCTTCATAAGCATCTAAAACAACTTTGTTAGCTTTTCCGCACTTGATGTTGTGCATCATCATCGCTTCAAAAATTGATAGCTCATGATGTTTTGAGTTGTCGCAGTCCACTGGTACCAATGCAAAACCCAATTGATGCGCCCAGACTTTTAAAATGGCGGGATTGCGCGTGTACATCATCATTGCTTCGAGCTTACGAATATTCGGTAAATGATTCGGCATGTTTTGATTTGCATAGTTGCAAACCATGTTGTGTGAATCACCTATTGCCATCGCAATATCTTTCGGCCCGCAGTTTTCCGAGTTGTGAATCATTTGGAAAAGTGCTGTCTGAGCTTCTTTACTTAATTTCAATTCATTCATTGTGAAATCCTTGTTTTCTTTCACATTTATTTTTTTGAGCTAATATTCAATAATCAAATTACACACAAGGGTGCTGTTGAAATAGCTTCAAAATCTTTAAACCACGTGTATATGTGACTTCAACAATCTCACCACGAAGGATTTTTGAAACTGAGCTTTGTGGGATTCCAGTGAGTTCTGAAATTTGCAATTGAGTTAAATTTTGATTCAACGCTTGCAACATTTCTCGAATAGTTGGGTCGTTTTGCATGAGCATCCTCCTTTTGAATCATTATTATTCATTAGTGAATAGGTGTCAATTCACTAATGAAATATTTATGCATTAATATTCATTTTTGAATAAAATCACATTTAGATCTTTATGGGTTTTTAGTTATGTTCTTGAAGTCAAACATTGATTACTTATTAGAAAAATTTAAAACCAATCCGAATGAATTGGATGAGAAACATGGCATTCCTCAATCCACTATTTTTCGTATTCAGAATGGCTTGACCGAAAATCCCAGACAAAGCACTTTGCGTGCTATTTCTGAGTGGTCTGGTGTGCCAGTTGGAGACCTTCTGACTAAAGATTTGCGTAATGATGGTTTTGACAATAACGACTCTATAGGATTAAAAATTTCACCAGTATCTTTTAGAGTTTCTGAAGAAAAAACATCTCCAATAAAAATACCCGTGTATCGAGATATACGCGCTTCATGCGGTGATGGTATTGAAAATTTTCTTGAAGATGTCAGTGATTACCTTGAAATTAGTTCTGATTTTTTTAAGTTGTTGGGCATAAAAGCAAAACCTGAAAACTTAAAAATAATATATTCGGATGAATATAGTATGTGGCCAACTGTAGCACCAGATAGCCCTCTATTCATTGATATTTCTGATAGAGACCCTAGCTTTATTAAAAATGGTCAAGTCTATGTTTTTACCCACAACAACGAACTACGCATGAAAAGGATTTTTATTAGCTACGCAGGTGAAAGAACTGTTCGACTATCGAGTGACAACCCTGATAAGGTCAGATATCCAGATGAATTCATTACCAATGAACAACTTAATGGAATTAATTTCGTTGGTCGTCTTGAGTCGGCTTTTGTAAGACTGTAATCAAGGGTCAGTTTAATATTTAAAAAAATTTAAAAAGGAAAACTAAATGATAGCAACACTCAACAAGTCAAAAACCGCCTTATCTATTAATAAACAAGAATTTAAAGCGGCATTAACAAAAATAGGTGAAGCGATTGATAAGCAAATCGCAGGCCTTAAAAAGAACAAGCAAAGTTATGATGCGGCAGAAATGGCACGTGAAGTCATGGCTGAAGCAAACATCTTTGAAACCATCATTGAGGGATTTAATGAAGCTGAAGGTACTAATCTAAAGTTGGCTGACATAACAAATCTTGAGGCGGCGCAAGGCTGGATCGATGAGTTTTTAGAGAAGTATTCAAACGCATAAAGCTAAACCTGGTACAACATTGGCGGGAAGGATATTGAATGGGCGGCAATAGAAACTTTATTTGCAACGAACATGGTCAGGAGATTCTAGATTCTCCCAAGTATTTTGACATGCCCATAGTAATGGCTAGAGATTTAAGAAAGATATCTCTTTATCAGTTTTCTGGTGCACCAGTTTATCATTGTGAGACCCATGAGAACATTGTGGGTTTAAGTTTATATTTAAGAACAAATATTGCTCCAGATACCATGAAGCACAGTTTTGGATTAATTAAAAATGTGAATGGACGATTGGAATGGATTTATGATTTGTGCGTCTACCCAAAACATCAGCGCTCTCATGTAGACAAGAAAAGTAAGCAAGTTTTTTATGGCCCACACGCACATTGCTTGTCTGATGCCTACCGTGTTCCATTTGATTATGAAATTGAGGAATGGGAAATGTGGTTTAATCTATTTGCAAAAAACATTAATTTACGAATTGATTCGAGTGATATAATGGCACCTCTTGCGGGGGAGTTACTATTATGATTTCGCTTCTTTCTGATACAGTCTTGAATGCCTTTATGCAGAAGATATCTGATCGTGATAATTCTTGTGGGTTTACCTTGCCTTTAGTTTTTCCTAACGGATCTCCTGCTATTGTTTATGCCCACAAAGGTACTCGTGATGAGATTATTCTTAATGATTATGGTTTAAATATTCGTCATTTTGATGAATCCGTAAGTGCTATTGATTTTGATGCAATTGAAAAGGTAAAGCAGTTTAGCAAAGACACATCTGTGTTTGTCAAATCTGGTTGCATGATGGCTGAGGCAAGTATTGAACGGCTTGATTTTACTGTTTTGGAATATACAGAAGTGCTGAATAAACTCATCTGTTTTCAGTATAAGTCTAAATCCCATAGAGCTATTGATGAAATTCTCGATTCAATCAGGATTGCACTTGAACGCAGGTTTAATTCAATTGAGGTAAGCCCAAAGTTGGTGGGTAGATCAGGTGAGAAATATAAATTCAACTTTTCTCACTTGAACACCTTTATTGATTACATGCAGGCAGATAAGAACAAAACAAATACTCAACTTAGAAAGATGATTGACACAAAACACCTCAATCAAGATGTGCAGTTCAATATCATCATTGATGATCTGGAAAGTGATAAATATAAAACCGAGCAAACAATCCTTTCTGAATATGCAAAAGTACAACCGCTCAGTAGATTTTTAGCAATTTAGAATAAAAAACTCCATCCAACCCGACCCAGTGTTGGGTTTTCTTTTGTCTATTAAAACAGTAATAAAAAAATAATTCAATAATGCATAATTTACTATTGCATTAATCTATTCATTAGTGAATAATGGCTTTCATCAAGACAACAAAAAGCCCTGACAACTTTCCACGGCGATCAGGGCTTTTCATAACGATGGAGTCCATTATGGAACAAAACACATTGAAGCACAATACGGCGTACATAGTTCCGTCGCGCTTAAAGCGTTGGGCATTGGGTTCTGCCCTAATCTTTGGCTTAACAGGCGCATACGCCCTGGTTTCTGAAAAACCTACCCAAGTCGCAACCTACCCTATTACCAAACCATCTGAATATGGCGTTTCTGCAATTAAAGTTGATAACGACAAAAACTCAGGTGAAGCCGTTATTAAGCTCGATGGTTTCTTCATTTACACCAGTTTCGATTTCAAAGCGCACGAAGAAAACTACGGCGTAATCGGTTCTGAGCATGAAGTAATTGAAATTACTAATTTGGCGATAGACCAAATCACCTCTATCAACGGCCACGAGTACAACGATTTCACAACTCGTGATGATGTCATCAACATCAAAAACCTTGTGGCTGCTTATATTGAAAAAAATAATTTGGCTGGGGGTGTGTGATGCAAAATAAAAAATACGAACTTCTCGATAACGACACGGTTACCACATGGGATGGTCGCACACTTAAACGTATTCGCGCATTAGTTGCAATTGGTTCACTGGTTGCTGCTGGTGAATTGGGTGGTTATATCGAGTCAGAAGATAACCTTTCACAGGTTTCTGGCAACGCTTGGGTTTCTGGCAACGCTTGGGTTTCTGGCAACGCTCAGGTTTATGGCAACGCTCAGGTTTATGGCGACGCTCGGGTTTCTGGCAACGCTCGGGTTTCTGGCGACGCTCAGGTTTATGGCAACGCTCGGGTTTCTGGCAACGCTCGGGTTTCTGGCGACGCTCAGGTTTATGGCGACGCTCAGGTTTCTGGCGACGCTCAGGTTTATGGCGACGCTCGGGTTGAGCAACGACGCGACATCTTCTGGATGTCAATCATTGGTAGCGAAAACGGCACATATACCGCATTTAAAAATAAAGATGGTGGTGTTTCGGTGAATCGTGGCTGCTTTAACGGAACATTAGAGCAATTTGTTGATGCTGTAAATGAGC